CATATTCACCCATGTCTATTTCACCGTTGCCTAGCATTTTTTCTGCTAAACATTCATGCACCTTCACTCCTCTAGGCTGCCATATATATCTATAAGCTTCTATGTTTTCTTTAGCTTCTTCTGTTAGTTCATTACAGACAGTCGTAGTTGAATAAGCAAGCCATTCATTAGTTTCAGTATTGAGATACTTATGAGTTTCCTCATCTCTTACGATAGGAAGTGGTTTAAGAAGTTCGATTGTTTTCATTGTGATTTTGTATTGGAAAGTCTTTAGGATCAGTAAGTTCTACTTTTTCCTCAATTTTTTTAGGTTCTGGTATAGAAAGCCTTGCAAGATTAGTGTATTTAATTCCTTCGTAACCATTAGGAAAAGCAGGATTTTTTTCACAATCTTCAATAACTTGTAACCACCCAGGAGGCGGTGTGTCCAACTGTTTTAGCGTCCACATTTTCTTTTTAGGATTCTTCGGATTAGGTTTTTTAAGACCATCTTTGAGAAGTTTGATAACGGAAGCCTTGCTAAATATTTGTTCCACTATCCAAAACCTCCTCTTTTTTCTCTTCTAAAATCATCTTCCAAATCAATTCGTGCTTTCATATTCGCCTGTTGTTCAGGACTGTATTCAGCAAGTATATTCATACGAGTTTCATAATTGAAATTTCTTAATAACCAAGGTTCTTGAAATATTATTCTCCTTTGTTCCTCTGCTGTTGCAACATAAAAATTTTTACGTTCTTCGTGTGAACAACTTAATAATTTATTTCTTAAATCTTCATCAGTTTCTTTTTTTGCAACCTCTAAAAAATGTTTATATTCTTGCATTGATTTCATTACAAAAACACCAGCTTCATCTTTAGGCAAACTTACAAATTGATCTTTCCAACCTTTTGGTTGACTTGTAATAAAAGCATCAATTTCTTCAAGTTCTTTTTTCCCTTGAGCATCTGATTCCTCCCATGCTTTTTTTAAATCTTTGTTGCCATTAAATAAAAAATCTTTCATTATTCAAACCCTCCACTAGCGGTAAAAACTCTTTGTGCTGGATGATTATTTTTTGGTTCTTCTGGTTTGTTATTCCGTCTAACCTCGAATAAGTCTCTCCAGCCCCCTGCTATTGCGTTCTCAAGAGCTTGTTTCCTGTCTTGTGTAGGAAATGACCTTAGCTTCTTAAAGATACGGTCAGCAACGCTTGTAGAGCAAGTTCCTTTATTTTTATATCTGATGGGCCACCATTCACAGATTAGATGGGCATAATCCTTCAAGTCATCAGGTACTAAACGTCCATTGATAGTAGGACTTGCAAAAGGATCTAAGTGGGTTGGGATCGCTTTGCTCTTAGATTTACGTTTCATCGCAGTTCTAATCAGATTTCTAATAAGACCTGATTTTGTTAGTTCATCTTCAGTATTGAGATCAAGCCATTCAACCATCTCCTGATCTAAATACATGGTGAACTTTTCTTTCTTTGCCATAAATTATTTTAACTTTTGTCAGTGTATATGTGTTTGCGTGTGGTGTCAATCTGTATATTTCAAAAAATCTTCTCTATATCCTTACATGTAGTTATATTATATATATAAATATATATATATATTATTACTATATCTATTCATGTATTTATAAAAATATATTTATATCTAATAATATTCTTTTTCTTTTGGTTCTTTTCTTTTTCTTAAAATCGCCATTCATAGTTTTGCCATTCATGTAATCTTATTGATTTGTGATATTATAGTTATATATAAATGCCATTCATTATGACAGAAACCCAGGGAAAATTAAAAAGAATCAGCGTTAGTGTTGATGAAAATGACTATGAAGAGTTAAAAAAACTTTCCAAAGCAGGATTATCTATTGGTTTTTTAATTAGAGAATCTATTTCTGATTTTTTAAAAAAAGTTAAAAAATAAATTACAATTTATCATGCCATTTTGTGCCAAAATCACTTTTCATTTCTTCATCACTTGGTTGATAATCTTCTAATGGACTTACGCAATATTCATAATCATCTTTTACCTCTTCCCACCAATCATTTATCAATGAATAATCTATAATTAGTGAGCTTAATTCTTCTTCATCTTTATAACAAATATTGATATACCAATCATAAAAATCATCTTTATATTCTGGTAATAAGAGATCAGCTAAATGTTTAACTTTATCTTTAGCTAATTCTTCAAATCTTTCAGCTAAATAATTTTTATCCATTTCATCCATAACTTGATCGGGTATTGGATTATCAATCATTTTTTTAAATCCTCCTTTTCCCACTCAACAGAAAAAGAATCTACTTCCTCTTCTTTTACTTCTTCTAAATCTGAATACTCCCAATCTCCACAATCATCAGTTTGGAAATCTCCTCCATCGAAATCTCTCCAATGTTCACAAACATCGTCTATTTCTACATTGTCTGGTGTAGTTATATATAAATAATGTGATGTCATTGAAGTGACAGTTAATCTAAAATGTTTCACTATAATTCTCCTAAAAAATCTTCAAATTTTTTCATTACAACCTTTTGATTTTCTTCAGCTTCACTTGCTACTGAAGGTAATTGTTGTGCATTTGGTACGCATTGAAAAGCTTTTGTAATTGCTTTACTAACTACCTCTAAATCTTTTGTAGTTTTGATAAAAGAAATAACCATATCAAAATCTTCTTTAAGATTGATACTTGCAATTTCTAAATCTTCTATTGTTTTGTAATTCATTTTCGTTACCGAATTTTCGTTTTTGGAAAGTACTGGACTTACAGTAATTAGTAATCATATAAGCAGCCAAGTATAAAATACTATTCCTATGCAAAATGATTGAACCCTAATTAAATGCCAGTAAATTATTCCACTCTCTTTAGAAAGTGAGATAATAATATATTCATTGCTTTTTCTTTTTCTTCGATTCCTGAATTAATATCGCTATATATCTTTTTTTGATCTAAATATATTTGATGTTTTAAGTTAATTTTATCAGCCCTTTTATCATGTATTTGTATTTGATTATCCTCTTCCCAAGTCTTTATATCTTCTTGATCTAAGGCAATATCATACCAAGGATAAAAAGTACTTTGATGTACATATTTAAATTCTTTTTTGATTTGTTTTATTACAGCGATTTTACTGTAATTTTCTCTTATTAACTCTTTCATTCTTTCAATACAACTTTCTTTATATGGATTTTGTCTAACCATCTTTTATTTATTCTCCAAACAAGTTTTACACATTGATACTGGTATTCTCATGTAATGAACTACAGTATTCATCCCATCAAAAGTTTCTGATTCTCCATTAACTTTTTCTCCTAAAGCTATGCTTTTTTGACCATATAAATCTCCCTTATTGATGAGAGATTTACATGAATAACACTTTCTTTCTTTTCTAGTTTTTTTAAGTTTCATTTTTTACCTACATATCTAGGGTTATCTTTTAAATGGTATGGATTATATTTTTTTACTTGTTTATATATATCTAAGATAGATTCTCTTTCATCTTGATTAAATTTTTTTAAGTCAAAATTTACTATTTCATCAAGTGCTAAAAATAATGCACTTGCATCTTTTTCTTGTAATTTAAGATTCATAACTTTTCTTTCCTTTTGTATAAAGTCTTTCTGCTATGTCATTACAAGAATTAAAACTTTCAAATGTTAATCCAACTGTAAAGTGTAAAATATCTCGATAAAGTTGGCCTGAAGTTTCATTATCTGAAGCATCATAATACTTAAGTAAAGTATTTATTAATGCTATTTTTTGCTTTTTAGTTGCCATTAATTATTCTCCTTTA